CGAACTCGACACGGGTGTACATCGGATCAGGATGGTCACCAAAGAAGTGCTTTGGCCCGTCATTCCGCATGTCGAACCCTACGAGGACGATCCGTCTCGCCCCGAGGTGGATCGCCAGGTTGATCGCCTGAAAGCCGCTATTCGACCCGTAGTGGATGACCGATGGGTCCATGGAAAACTCATTGCCGTCTCCACCGCGCACCAGGTTGATCCCATAGCGATCGGCCACGGTCAGTTTCTCATTTGCTCCAGGCTGGTGTGAGCTCCACCGCTCCCCCGCAAAGCCTGGGCAGCCTTCGTGGACCGCCCACCACACCGCGTCACAGGCGTACAGCACCTCGGCGTACGGCATGAGGCGATAGGCGTCGTTCACGGCGATAACGTGCTGGCCACGGCAGAGCTCTGAGACCTCAACAGTCAGCGATGGTCCGGTGGCCGCCACCACGCATTCCGCCCAGCGCTTACTTATTTTCTGGAGCCCAACCAAGGCTCTTCCCCTTTCGTGGTCTGCCCATCTTGCCCTTTTTCAACACAGCCTTCGGCATGCCTTCCACGGTCACTCCTTCCGGTTCGATCACGGCCGCGCCCTCGGCGATGGCGCGCTCGGCTAACGCCTCGCTGAGATCTCCAGGGACGCGGTAGATGCCCGGGTTCAACATGGCGCCACCCATCACCTGCGCCCCCCCGTATCGCCATGGTGCATCGATCCGTATCCGGTACATGATGCCGGAGACCCGGCAGGCTGTGATGGCCTGCCGGGACCCCATTGCTCCCTTCACGCTTACGTGGTTTTGATGAACTTGATCGAGTTGTTGTTCAACACGATCCCGCCTTCTCTCCTCCGCACGTAGAACCGCACGAACCCGATGTTGGTCACGTTATCTCGGGTGATCCGCAGCCCGACGCGATCCGCCAGGACATAGCCCCGGCGAAAGTCACCGAACGCCACCGGGAACTTGTTCGCCCCGATATCGTCCATCTGCTCCCAGGACGCGATCGGATACCCGAAGAGCCGATCGGGTTGCCCGGCCACCATACCCGGTGTCCAGAGGTACTCGTTGGTCGTCGCCTTGAGCTTTCGCACGGCGCCGATGGTGGTTGAGTTCATCGCCCACCACGCATTTGCCCTGTGAGCCGAATTCAGCGTGTAGACCAAGGTGATCAAGGAGTCTGGCAGGATCGCATCGGGTGACGCTGCCGATGCGATAAACTGGTAGACCGCCGCGGCACGCAGTGGGGAACCGAAGTCATCGGTCGCGGTCGGGGCGCTATTAATCATCCCCGTCGGCTTGCTCGTGCCATTGCCCCGGATCACCGCGTCGCCTTCCTCAATGGCAAACTGCTGCGCGATCTCTTCCGCGAGCCACGCCTCGACGTTGAAGAAGATGTCGTCGAGGGACCACTCGCTGGCCTGCGGGTAGGCGTACAGCTCCCCGTGCGTTGGCACGGCCTCCCGGAACGCTGACGTCGCCGTCGCGGTCCTGGAACCGGTCTCTCCGATCCATCCCGCTGTGGTGCCACGGATATTCACCAGCTCCTTGTAATCGCTTGTACCGACCGCGACCACCTTCACCAGGTCGCGCACGGGGGAGAACTTCTTCTCCAGGCGCTCGATCTCCCGCGCAATCTCCTCAGGCACGGCGAAGCCACCCGCCGAACCTGTGCCGATCGTGATGTCCTTCGCCTCCAGCATTTTCCGTTGCATATCGTACATCTGCTGCTCGTGCAATGGCGACTGGCCCTTGTTGCGGATCCAGTCCACGAACGTCCGCTTGTATTCGTCTTGGCGCTTCGCGGACGCGGTCTTGCCTGGCGAGTGGGCCCGCGACTCCAGGTCTTCGATCCGTTCCCGGTTCAGGTTCTGCTCGACCTCCAGGGCCTTCTTGAGCTCGGAGAACTTGGCCACGTCCTGCTCGATCCTCACGAGCTTCGTATCAAGCTCCTTTCCCTTTGCCTCGTCCCCCTTCCTCAGAGCCTCCAGGCGCTCGTCGTTGGTCGTCTTGAAGAGCTCGAACGCCTCAGCCTGCTTATCGATCGCCGACTTGATCTCCTGGAACGTTGGTGCTGACACTGTTAATCCCTCCGAAGAGCCTCACGCACATAGGATGCGGTGCCCCTCTCGATGAGTGCGACCAGTTGCCCCATGTCCTCATCCGGCACAACCTCATCACGAGGTCTGCTGTTCGGTGCCTCAGCATCACGCTGAAGCCAGCGCTTGAAGACCGAGATCGCCTTCAGGCGATCCGCGCGCGACACCCCTCGATCACCGAGGGCGTCTTCAAGGTCGCGCAGCTCCTCCACCGTCAACGCCTTGACCGCCGTGACCCTCGCCTTGGGGTTGGCGGGAAAGGTCACGATGGAGACCTCCCACAGGTCCAGATCGGTCAACGTCCGATCCGGCTCGGTCGGTTTGGTGCCCTGAATAAACTGCCTCACCTTAAACCCGATCGACAGCCCGTCCAGCACGCCCGACTTCAACCCTTCGTAGATGTATTGCCCCTTCTCGGTGTTGATGGCGAAGAGCTTCCCGTCGACCTTCAGCCCACGCGTGTTCTCCTGCATGTCCACCCACTGACCGACCGGCAGCATGTCCTCGGCCCCGCCACCGAAGAAACCGCCACCGTGCTGCAGCAGCATCGGGGGCCACTTGCCCCTTTCCTTCTTCCACTCCTTGAGCGTGCTCGTGAACGCGCCCTCCTGGATCAGGTCACCGAGGTTGTCCTGGTTACCGAAGATGGCGCCGTACCCAGAGAACGCCCCTGGTTCTTCCATGAGCTTCGTCTCGAGCAACCGCACCTCTCGATACTCGACGGGCGACGTCTGCATCGCCTAGTCCTCCACCAGCACCGGGGCTGGCGCGGGCCGGCCATTGTCCTCGGCGGGCAGCGTGGCCTGGGCAGGCTCGGTCCCCTGGCCGGACGGTCCCTCGTCCCAGTACTCATCCCCGCCTGGATCCGTCCGTGGGTTCTTCCCCTCCTGCTCACGCCACTCATTCGGGTTGATGACCCCGTTGTTGCGTTGAATCTGCAGTCCCTCCTGCCGCGTCCTGAAATCCGCCCGCAGGGTGGCGTCGAAGTTGAACCGGATGATGATGCCACCGGCCCGATCGTCATCGGTCAGCAGGTCACGCTCCATCGCCGCCTCGAAGATCCGCCCGTAGGGCAGGACGCAGTTGATGTCGAAGTCCAGGCTCTGCTGCTCCACGTTGTTGAAGGTGGCCCGCTCGAGGTCGCCCACGTGGTGCGGCGGCACCCCCAGGCCGCCGGCGATCACGGTGCGCTGGTACTTGCGCGTCTGCAGAAACTGCGCCTTATCGTTGTCCATCGGGATCGGATCCTTCGCATCGATCCCCCGCGGCAGCAGCATGGCGCGAAACCGGCCCTTGCCACGGTAGGCCGCCTGGAACTCGTCGATGAACCGCTGCCGGTCCTCGTCGGTCTTGTGCCCCGCGGAACCCTGCAGGTAGGTGAACATGATCAACGGCATCGCCCCGTTCCCGAAGAAGGATCCCCCGAACTTCTCCGCCGCGATCTCCAGCGCGATGGACTCCCGCAGGTTCATGATCGGCGAATCCCCCATGAAACCGCTCCGTCCGACCCCGCGGGCGTGGTGGATCTGCCTGCTGGTGTAGGTCCGCTGCCCCTGGCTGCTGCTGGTCACCCGATACCGCAGGCTCAGGTCGTCCAGCTGCTCCACCGTCACCGCCGAGGGGGGCAGCGACTCCAGGCGGCGGATCGGACCGGTGTCGCCCCGTCCCTTGAAGGCGTAGAAGTTCCCGTACCGGATGAGCCACGACGTCGCGTCCAGCCAGTAGCTCACCCGGTCTTGGTACTCGTTTGGCCGTGATAGCAGCCTCGCTACCGGGTGGGTGGGCAGAAGCTCCTTGGTCTCTCGGCCTTTGCTCCTGCCCTTCTGGTACACGTGTACGGGCAGGCTCGAGATGCGGTTGGAGATGGTCCGCACCACGGCGACCACCGTGGGCGACAGCAGCGCCGTCTCCGGTGTGACCGAGACGCCCGACATGGTGTCGTAGATCGCCTCCAGGTTGCGGATCAGCTGGTCAAGCGTCAGCACCTGCTGCTTCGCTTCGATGCCAGCCCAGTTGATGTCGAACCCCAAGATCCTCACAGCGTCACCAGCCGATCGGTGACGTAGCCGAGGTTGTTCTCCAGCAGCGAGGTCGCCACAGATGTCGCCATCGCCAGCGCCACCATCCCGTCGATCCGGCCACGGCTGCGCTTTTTGTCCAGCTTGCGGCCGCCCGCTTCGTCGGATCTCACCACGCTGTTCGCGGCGCACATCGTCAGCACTGGGTGATTCCCGTGCCGCATCTTCCCGTTGAGCAGAATGGTCTCGAGCTCGCGCAGCGCCGGCGACATATCCTTGAAACCCTGACCGAACTCCACGAACAGCTCCGTGATCTGGTCCTCAGAGAGGCCGGCCTTGATCAACCAAGGCTTGAGGTGCTTCATGTTCCAGCGGTCGAAGCCGATCTTGCGGATCGGCACGCTCACGAGGAGGTCGGCCATGTAGCGCGCCACATACTCGTACTCCACGGAATTCCCGGGCGTCGTGGTCAGAAAGCCACGTCGGTGCCACACGTCATACGGCACCTTGTCCAGCCTCGCGCGCTCCGCGAGGCCCTCAGCCGGGATCCAGAAGGTAGGCATTACGTGGAGTTCGCCTTCGACGAAGGCGACGAGGACCAGCGCCGTCAGGTCAGTCGTGGTCGAGAGATCCAACCC